CTGACCAGTGGCAAGCGGTAGCGTAGGGAGGGCGCAACATGGAACAGATAAAGCGCTATCCCTCGGTTGCATCGCTGGCGCGCGACGCGCAAGCGGTCAATCCGTTCCACTTGTCGCTGTCGGGCTTGGGCGGCGCCTATTTTGGGCATGAGACAGCAGCCGAGAGCATCGCGAAGGCAATCAATGGCGATCCGTCGCGCGTTGCCGATGCCGAACGGTTGCTGTCTCAGATCAGCGCCGAGATAGACGTTTCTGAGCGGCCATGGATTGCCGACTGCGCCGGCGCCTATGCGGTAGTTCCGGATTTTTTGGCCGGCATGCCGGATTGCATGCGCCGCCGCGATACCGTGGAACACGACGAATCGCCGGTGCGGATTTTGTGCTCCGTCGCGGCGAGCATGACACTAGATGCCGATACGCTCATGCGCCGCGGTTGCGCGGTGCTGGCATTGGTAATCGCACTGTCGCGCATCCGGCAGGTTGAATTGAGCGTGTATTGCGCGGTTGCCGATGACGATGCCGAGTCGGTTATCGTCGCGGCGATCAACACGCAACCGCTAGACTTGGCAACGGCCGCCTATGCACTGACATCGGCAGGATTTGCGCGCCGCCTTTGCTACAACCTGTCGCGCCACCATCATTTCGGCCGGAAGCGGTGCGGACTGAGTTTCGCGCCGGCGGCCGATGACGCGCTTCGCGCCACGGCGGATTTGGTAATCGGCGCTGCGCGGGCTTCCGATCCGATGATAGACCAGCCCGTCGCATGGGTGAATGAACAGATAGCCAAGCTGCGGGAGGTTCGGCAATGACCGGCGGCCGTTGGCTCGCGACGGCCCGCGCGTCGCACACGCGCGCGATGGCCGCGCCGCAGCGGTTCCCGTTGTTCGGCGACGGTTCGGAGACGCGGCGCGCGATGACGGCCGCGGCGATAGAGGATGCCGCCGGCGAGTTGGCCGGCGCTGCGCTGGCGGAAGCTCGCTATCGGGATTGGTACACCGCGCGCGCCACGGGCGCCCTCGACGCGGTAACGCCGCGCGCCGTCCCATATACCGCGCCGCCGCTTTCGCTTACCAGCGAGGCCCCGGTGGCGACTCAGACCCGGTTAGTGATCCCGCCCGCCCGCGCGCGTGCCGATGCCGCGGTACGGCTGGCCACGGCGGAGCGGATCATCCGTGGCTTGGTTGAGGAATTTGGGGAGCTATTCCCTGACGAAACAGCCGCGGCGGTTGCGTGGCTGAAAGAAGGCGGCGCATAGGGCGCCGTCCGGTATCCCACCGAAAGGAAACGAAACCATGTTCGATTTGAGCCTAGTCACCTTCACCGAATACGCGAAAGCCGCGGACAAGCCGCATATCGTCATTGCGGGCGGGCCGGGCGCCTGGGCGCCTCGCGTGCGTGGGTACGACCGCACCGATGGCACCGAAGTATCGCTCGCGTTCTACTGGCGCGACGATTACGAGACAAAGGCCGAGGCGCGGACCTGCGCCCGCAACCTGTTGGATTGCGTCAAAGCCTATCGGGCTTGCCGGTGAAACCGCGGCACGGCTGCGCCATCGTCGGCATCGTCGCCGGCATGGCGCTGGCCGCGCTGTTCGTGGCGATCTTCTCGGGCGGGTGGCAGCAATGAACGATGCGCCCGCCCCCGCGCGCCTGAGCGAGCGCGAGGCCATCGCGACGCTGCGGGCTGTTGCCGCACTGTGCGGTGGTTTCGTTATTCGGGTGTACGGGGGCGGCCGCTCGCCCCCGCTTCGCGTGCGCACCGTGCGCGGGTTTGCCGTCATGCAGCCTTCGCGAGACGGGATGGCGTGGGATTCGCGCCCAACATGGCTGTACAGCATCGGCCAAGGACTTTTGCTATGGGCCGCGCCGAACGTGCTGAAGGGCAACGCCGCCTATGCGACGTGGCGCGGCATAGACGACCCGGAAGCCGAACCCTAAAAGCGGAAGCCCCCGCGCGTGTGCCCGGCTGGTTGAGGTCCGGGAGCGCGGGGGCATGTCCCCACCGAAGGAACGCGCGCAGCCTACCCACCATCGCAAAATAATGCAACACGCGGCGGATTAGGTATTGCACTTTGCTGCATCATGCGCGTATCCTGATCGCGGTTGAAATTTTACCCCACCGAAGGGAAAGACGATGTTCAGCATAGACAGCCCGCTTGATCAGAAGCGCGCCTACCTCGACGCGATGGGATTTCGCATCGGCGAGCGCGACCCGCGCGGCATCAACACCAACTACCCCGGCCGGTACATGGTTGCGGAGGACTATGGCGACGATGAACTGCCGACCGAGGACGGCAGCAATGGCCCGTGGTGCATCGTTGGCGACGACCTCGACGCGCTGATAACGGAAGCGTTCTACGTGTGGTTTGACGATTACGAGGAGTCGCTAAACGCTGAACGCGCCCTTCGTGTTGCGGAGGGCTGAGCCATGAAAATATCCTCTCTGATTGACGCCATCGTGGCGCAGTACCGCCAGCCGCCCGAGAAGCGCCGGCCGCTGTTCGCGCAAGGACAGCCCGGCATCGGCAAATCCGACGCGCCGCGCGCCGCCGCGAACCGGCTCGGCATCGAGTTCCGGTCCTGGCAGGCGACGATCGAAGACCCGATCACGCTTTCGGGCCTGCCCGCTCGCGCGATGGTGATGGACGACATCGAGCAGCGCTATGCCGATCATGCCGTGTTTCTGCCCTTCGCCGACAAGCTGCCGGTCGCGGGCGAGGGCATCATCTGCATTGACGAAATCAACACGGCGCCGCCGATGGTGCAGGCCGGGCTTTACGACCTGTTCCTGCACGGCCAACTCGGCGCCTACCGGCTTCCGGCAGGGTGGTACGTCATGGCGACCGGCAACCGCGACGAAGACCGGGCCGCGACGCAGCGAATCCCGATGCCGCTGATCGGACGCTGGACGCGGGTGGTGGTGGAGCCGGACCTTGCCGACTGGACGAAATGGGCGCTCAACGCCGGCGTGAAAACCGAAGTGATCGCCTTCTACCAGTTCAAGCCGGACCTGTTTACGACGTTCGACCCGCGGAAGGCTGAACCGTATTCCTGCCCGCGCACGGCGGTGTTCGCCTCCGACATCATCGAGTCGGCGCCGCCGGGGCTGGAACACGAGTTGTTGTGCGGCACCGTGGGCGAGGGCGTCGCTACCGAAATGGTGGCGTTCATGCGGGTCTTCCGCGAGATGGTCAGCGTCGATCAGATATTGCTCGATCCGAAAGGCGCGCCCGTCCCGAAAGAGCCGGCGGCGTGCTGCGCCATCAGCGCGGCCCTGGCGCACCGGATGACGCCGAACAACATCGACCGGGCGCTGGTCTACGCCGAGCGGCTGCAAAAGGAATATGAGGTTCTCGTGGTGTCGCTCGCGACGAAGCGGGACGCCAGCCTCTTGCCGACCCGCAGCTTCATCACCTGGGCGTCGGCCAATACCGACGTGGTGCTGTAGATCAAATCCCCCACCGAAAGGGACCGAACCATGACCGACCACAGCCTGACCTCTCGCGCGATGCTCGTGCGACTCTCCGTAAGCCGCTGGACGGCTCGGAAACTGGACCGCGACGCCTCGAACGAAATTGCCGAAATCAACAACGCCGCGGCCGACGCCGGCCGGTTCAACAAGCTGCTGATCGACCGCGAGCACTTGGCCGGCGTCGAGTCGGCGGTGAACGCGATCCGAAAGCACCACGACGCTAATACCCTGCCGTGGACGATAACCGGCGTCGCGCTGCTGCCGGCCGCGAATTACTTCGACTACATGGCCGAACATAAGCGGCTGGTCTCGACCCTGCACCGCGAGCGGGACAAGCTGGTGGCGTCCTACGATGCCGCCAAGGAGGCCCGCAAGGCGAAGCTCGGCGACCTGTACCGGGAGGAAGACTATCCCGAGGCCGAGAAGCTGGCCGCCTCGATCCGCTCCGAAATCGACGTGATGCCGCTGCCCGACGCGAAGGACTTCCGGGTGCAACTCGGTGATGCCGAGGAAGCGCGCATTCGGGACGAGATAACCGCCAGCGTCAACGCGGCCGTCGCGGGCGCGGTGCGCTCGCTGTGGGATCGGGTGCAGCAGACCGTGGCGCACATGCACGACCGCCTCGCCAACTATGAGCCGGCGGCAGACGGGACCAAGGCGAAAAACCCGTTCCGCGATAGCCTCGTCGAGAACATGCGCGACATGGTGGCGCTGATGGCGAAGCTAAATATCGGGGACGATCCGGCCTTGGAGTCCGTGCGGCGCCTGATGGCCGATAAGCTGTGCGCCGCCGAGCCGCAAGACCTGCGAGACAACGATACGCTGCGGGCCGCCCAAGCCGCCGACTGTGCCCGCATCCTCGATATGATGGCCGGATACACGGGCGGCAGCGCCCTCGCGGCGGAGTAGGGGCAATGACCAGCCCCTACCTCGACAACGCGCGCTCGATGGACGACGCCCGGCTTGACCTGCGCATCCGCCGCTATGAACTGCTGTTCGCGCAGCAGGCGGCGCACGAAGCCGGCAACCGCCCGGTGGAGATGGCGGTTGACCGCGCCATCGACTCGATCGACCGGCGGCTAAAGGTGCTGGAGGGCCGGTCATGAAGGGCCGCCGGAAGCGCAGAGACCCGCGGGCCATGTCGGCCCGAGATATCGTCAATCAGCTTCTCAGCAACCCCAAGACCGAGAAGGACGGGACGATCCTGTGGCTCATGCTGGAACTGAACGAGGCGATAAAGACGCTGAACGCTATCCGGGGGGCGCTGCAATGAAGCACCGCAAGCGCAGCGACCCGCAGGCGACCCGCTACCGTATCGCCGTCGCGGCGCTCGCCCGAGCCGAGAAGCGCAAGGCCGCCGCCGAGAAGGCGATCAAGGAATTGCGCGCCAAGGTGCGAGGATATGAACGCCGGCTGCCGCCCGAACGCCGCGCCGAGATAGAGGCCGGCACCAAGACGGCAGCGGTGAAGGCGGCTGAGATTCGGGAGCGGTGGCGGCACGCGGAGCGCGCGCTGATAACCGCTGCGAAGATGGGGGCGCCTGATCTGGAACCCACCGTCAAGGCGTACCGCGTCGCCAAGCGGAAGATGGGCCTGTGGGTCCGCATGCCCGACTGGACGGCCCTTGTGTGGCACGTCACCCGCGGGTTCTTGGTCGCGAAGCGCCGCGCCGGGACCACGCCGGAAGTCTTTGACCTGCGCAAACCGGACGACACCCAAGGCGACACGCTCGCCTTTTGCATGGACGAAGCAGCATGATCGCCGCCGAACCGACAGACCGTGAGCGGTTCATCGCCCGCATCGTCGGCGCGCGGCTCACCGGGCAGGACGGCGTTCCCTTGGTCGATGCGTTCGACCCGCCGCTGCCGCGCCAACTCGCCGCAGTGGCGAAGCGCGTCGGGCGCGAGGTTCCCGATTTCCTGCCGAAGTTCCTTGTCGCCGTTGACCCCACCCGCGATCTGGCTGAAGTGTGGCCGCGGTTCGCGGTTTGGTTGCTGCGGGACGTGGCCCTTCCGGCGATCACCGTCGATAAATGGAAGTGCCGCGAGGCTATCGAGCGTGTGGCGCGCGGTTACGAGAACGGCGAGTTCGCCCACGCCGCCTACGCCTACGCCTACGCCGCCGCCCACGCCGCCGACGCCGCCGCCAACGCCGCCGCCAACGCCGCCCACGCTGCCGACGCCACCGCCTCCGCCGCCGCCAACGCCGCCGCCGCCGCCGCCGCCGCCGCCTACGCCTACGCCGCCGCCAACGCCGCCGCCTACGCCGCCGCCAACGCCGCCGCCAACGCCGCCTACGCCGCCGCCAACGCCGCCTACGGGCGGATGGCCGACAAGCTCCTAGAACTCGTCACCGAAGGGACGCATCCATGAACCCGCGCGACATCGAGAAGGCGGCCCGCGCCATCAGCAAGGCGAGGGCGCAGTTGATCCTTGGACACCCGTTCTT